TGTATAGATTTCAAAATATTATATCATAATGATCCAATAGAATCACTATAAATAATGTTAAGAATATCACGTTGGATCTCCATAGGAAGACGATCAGTAGCAGCAGATAAATCAAAACTGTATATCTTAGAATCAAGATCCTTAGATAGTAAAATATCTAAAGGTTTATCCTGATTAAAAGTACCATCTTCAGGTATATCTTTTAATAATTTAAAAAGATCGTCATGAAGAGGCTTAAATGCGGCTTGGATTCACCAGTTAGTGATAGCAATCACTCTGGCTTTACCAGCAACATTATATACAACAGATAATTTACCTGCTATTAAAGGGTTTGATCTTAGAACTGGTGATAATACTAATAATATTATATAAGGAATTATTCCAAGTATAATAAGAAAGTATAATCAGAAGAACAAAAGTTTAGAATATCTTCAAAATCATAAAGATAATGAAAATAATAACTTAGGTTCATGGATAAATGCTAAAGCATCTATTCCACTAGTTCAAGCGGCTTTGAAACCGTTTGGACCAGCTGATTCACCACCAATAATTTTACAATAAAAATTTGGCTTTCGATTAATAATATTATTAAGTAAATCTTCACATGCTAATTTTAATTTGTGATGACTAAACGTCTTCACAGAACCTGAAAAAGAAGATACTATTGTATCTAATTTAGGTTTAACATGTGTAGGAAATACTCTAAATATAGAAATTAAAGAAAGAATGGCTCCTATAACTCTTGAATCTTTTACTAAGTCGCAATCGATAAGAAAACGACGTAGTTTAAGAGGAAGAATTTTAGGTAAACCGTTAGAATCTATCCTTATATAAGGACTCCCTTTGGGAGAATATATAAAGATAGGTCTACCAGATAAGAATCTAATAGTTAAATGAAGAACAGCTTTCAAATACTTGAAAGTAAATTGAAAACCACTTCTTTTAACTAAATTATAGATTCTTACCCGTAAAATACTAAGCTCATCTTTTAATATTGACATACGCGAAACTCAGATGATTTCATCAAAGTAAACTTTAATTTCTCTTATAGAAATTCAAGCCTTTTTTGAAATCTTCGGTCTTTTAGATGTTTTAAAATAATTAAACATAAAGATCATATTGTTATTTCTTGCTTAGCCAATATACCTATCTTATAGGTGTAGTCATTAGACATTAAACTCAGCGGTTCAGATTCTGAACATGGAATAACTAGGCTGGATCAATCCAAAAGGATTAGAAGGCGGTCTTGGGGCACTAATGACAGTAGTCATATTAATCATATTTCTATAATATTAATGACATCAGACTTTAAGAGTC